CTAACTCTTGGTGGTGGTAAAAACTACCAAGGTCAAACAGATCTGACTACATCAACTGCACTGTACTCTGGTCTTGATGACATCATCAGCGGATATACTAAGTTTGAGAATACCGAAGAGTATGAAGTTGACTTCATTCTCATGGGTTCTGCAAACTATCCTAAGGAGCAGGCACAGGCACTTGCCAATAAGGTAATCGCTGTTGCAGAAGCAAGAAAGGATTCGGTTGCATTTATTTCACCTTACAGACAGGCATTCTTGAATGATTCTGCTGTTGGTTCGGTAACTGTTAATAACGTTGATACAATTACAGATAATGTAGTTGGATTCTATGCACCAGTTACATCAACAACTTACGGTGTATTTGATAGTGGTTACAAGTACATGTACGACCGCTTTAACGATACCTTCCGCTATGTTCCTCTGAATGGTGACATTGCAGGAACTTGTGCAAGAACTGATCTTACACAGTTCCCATGGTTCTCACCTGCTGGAACTTCAAGAGGTTCAATCCTCAACGCAGTAAAACTTGCTTATAACCCAGGCAAGAAACAGAGAGACATTCTGTACTCCAACAGAATCAACTCCGTAATCTTCTCACCTGGTTCGGGTATTATCCTGTTCGGTGATAAGACTGGATTTGGTAAGTCTTCCGCATTCGATAGAATCAACGTTCGCCGCTTGTTCATCTATCTGGAAGATGCAATCTCGGAAGCTGCTAAGGACTTCCTCTTTGAGTTCAACGATGAGATCACAAGAACCAACTTTGTAAATATCGTTGAACCATTCCTCCGCGATGTACAATCCAAGAGAGGTATCTTTGATTATGTCGTTATTTGTGATGAGACAAACAACACTGCTGCCGTAATCGACAACAATGAGTTTGTAGCGGACATCTTCATCAAACCTGCAAGATCGATCAACTTCATCGGTCTTACCTTCATCGCCACCAGAACTGGTGTTGCTTTTGAAGAAGTAATCGGTTCCGTTTAATTCAAATAGAGGTTAAAGCAAATGCCATCTAGACAACAGATCAATCCACCCCCACTTAGAAAGATTACTGACTTCAAGAGTAAGTTAACGGGTGGCGGTGCAAGAGCCAATCTCTTTGAGGTTGTCCTCACATTCCCAGATGCTGCTGCACCTTCCACCGATGTTCTTGATAAGTCAAGATTTTTGGTGAAGGGTGCTAACCTCCCAGCATCCAACATTGCTCAGATCGAAGTTCCTTTTAGAGGAAGACTTCTGAAAATCGCAGGTGATAGAACCTTCGATTCTTGGACAGTTACCGTTCTGAACGATACTGACTTCTCCATCCGCTCCGCTTTTGAGCGTTGGATGAACACCATCAACAGAGTATCTGACAACACTGGTCTGGTTAATCCAGCAGATTATCAAGCAGATGCTTATGTCTATCAGTTAGACCGTGATGGTTCAACTCTTCGTTCTTATCGTTTCTATGATGTGTTCCCAACTCAGGTAGCTCCTATCGAACTCTCATATGATGCCCAAGGCATTCAAGAGTTCACTGTTGAACTTCAAGTTCAGTGGTGGGAAGCAACTAAGGGTACTGGCACAAATGCTGGTGGTGAAGACATTAACTAAATAGAAGAATAAAGGACACTTAAACTTATTATGGCCAAACTTTTTGGTTTTTCTATTGACGATAAGCAAAATAAATCACCTTCGGTAATATCCCCCGTTCCTCAAACCAATGAGGACGGGGTTGACAATTATATTGCTAGTGGTTTCTACGGGCAATATGTCGATATCGAAGGTGTTTTTAAAACAGAGCATGATTTAATCAGAAGATATAGAGAAATGGCATTGCACCCAGAGTGTGATGGTGCCATTGAAGACGTTGTTAATGAAGCAATCGTTAGCGACTTGTATGATTCCCCTGTTGAAATTGAGTTATCAAATCTCAATGCAAGTGAATCATTAAAGAAAAAAATTAGAGAAGAGTTCAAATATATTAAAGAGATCATGGACTTTGATAGAAAGTCTCATGAAATTTTTAGAAACTGGTATGTAGATGGAAGAGTCTACTACCTCAAAGTTATTGATATGAAGAATCCTCAGGCAGGGATTCAGGAGTTAAGATATATTGATCCATTGAAAATGAAATATATCCGTCAGGAGAAAAAGTCTCCAAACAAGATGGATAATGGTTATGTAAGAATGGGTGGAAATTCTAATGGAAACGTAGAGTTTTCAAATAGTCCAGAATTTGAAGAGTATTTCCAATATACTCCATCACCAAATTATCCATCAGGAACTTTTAGTGGTGCAGGAAAGAATAGTGTTAAGATTGCAAAAGATGCTGTAACATATTGCACCTCTGGATTAGTAGATAGAAATAAGAATACTGTTCTTTCATATCTTCACAAAGCAATCAAAGCACTCAATCAACTTAGAATGATTGAGGATTCTCTGGTTATCTATCGTCTGTCCAGAGCACCAGAACGTCGTATTTTTTATATTGATGTTGGCAATCTTCCAAAAGTAAAAGCAGAGCAATACCTCAAAGAGGTGATGTCTCGTTACAGAAATAAATTGGTCTATAACGCAGCAACTGGTGAAGTTCGCGATGACCGTAAGTTTATGTCCATGATGGAAGACTTCTGGTTGCCTAGAAGAGAAGGTGGTCGCGGTACTGAGATCACTACCCTACCTGGCGGTCAGAATCTGGGAGAACTCTCAGATATCGAATACTTCCAAAAGAAACTGTACAGAGCACTTGGAGTACCAGAATCTAGAATTGCTGCTGATGGTGGTTTCAACCTTGGTCGTTCTTCTGAGATTCTGAGAGACGAACTTAAATTTGCTAAGTTTGTTGGTCGTCTGAGAAAGCGTTTTGCTCAGATGTTCAACGATATGTTGAAGACACAACTGATCCTCAAAAATATTGTTTCCCCAGATGATTGGGAAGTAATGAAGGATCATATTCAATATGATTTCCTTTATGACAACCAGTTTGCAGAACTGAAAGAAGCAGAACTGGTTCAAAATCGTCTTGGTATTCTTGCAACGATTGAACCTTACATTGGTAAGTATTACTCTACCGAATATGTAAGAAAGAGAGTTCTTCGTCAAACTGATCAGGAAATCATTGAGATTGATGAGCAGATTGAAGATGAGATTAAAAAAGGAATCATTCCAGATCCATCGACAATTGATCCAGTAACAGGACAACCACTTCCACAACCAGAACAACAAGTCCCACAAGAAGGTGTTCCTGAGGGTATGCCAGGAGAGGGATCTGGTATGGAAGGTATGGGTGCAGATGTGATGGGAATGGGTGAAGTTCCTGCCGAACCAGACCTTGAAGCACAGGCAGCAGAGATCGATAAGCAGTACTCAAAAGATACTAAAAAGGCACAGTTATAAATATAGTATATTAAGATTTTGATTTTTTATGGAAGACGTTATCGATTTGATCGCTACTGATGCTTCTGCTGCTGAAGTTAGCGACAAAATGAAAGAAGTTCTGTATGCAAAAGCAGCAGAACGTATTGACATTGCAAGACCCTATGTTGCAAATGCAATGTTCGGTCAGGAGTTTGAATACCCAACCGAAGACGAAACTGAGGTTGAGGATAAAGTCGTTGATGAATACGAAACAGACACAGAAGAGGAATCTGAATAATGTCAAGGATATTGGTAAAGGGTTCTGAAATTACAGTCCCAAATACAGTTGGTGCAGGTTCAAGTTTTAGTGAAGCTACTGTTGTTCGTCTTGCTAATCCAAGTACAACAGATTATGTCATAACTGTATCTGAGACTAATGCAGGACCAACTGTTGGTTCTTTTACACTATTAGCAGATTCGACAGAATTGTTGGAAAAGAATCCAACGCATACTGTCCATGTATCATCTGGATCAGATGTATTGGGAGCAAAAGTAGGATTTACTGGTTAATCAAATGAAACTCATCACAGAAGAAGTAACAAACGTAAAGGTTATCACCGAAGGCACCGGTTCTAACAAGAAGTTATACATCGAAGGTGTATTTCTTCAAGGTGAAATCAAGAACCGTAATGGGAGAATGTATCCCATTTCAACTCTTGCCAAAGAAGTAGATCGCTATTGCGAAACTTTCGTTAACAAGGGTCGTGCTCTTGGTGAACTTGGTCACCCTGATGGTCCTACCGTCAACCTTGACCGCGTTTCACACAAAATTACGGAACTTGTTCAAGAGGGAAACAACTTCAGAGGAAAAGCATGTATTCTTTCTACCCCTATGGGTAAGATTGCATCCTCTCTTCTCGATGAAGGTGTAATGCTTGGCGTTTCTTCTCGTGGTGTAGGTTCACTTCAAACCACAAGCGAAGGATGCAAAATTGTCGGTGAAGATTTCCAGTTAGCAACTGCTGCTGACATCGTTGCCGATCCTTCTGCTCCTGATGCCTTTGTCAATGGAATCATGGAAGGAAGAGAGTGGGTTTGGGAAGGAGGAATCCTTCGTGAGCAACTCGCAGAGCAAACAAAGAAGAGAATTAACACTCTTGTCGATCAAAGAGCACTTGAAGAGCATAAGTTGAATTTATTCAACGAATTCCTCTCAAATCTTTGATTTATAAATAAATAAAGATTAATTAATTTAATCATATTCAAATGTCCGCTGGTAACAATTTACAAGAAATGGAAAACGTAGTAACCAAAGGGGCTGCACCTGCTGAG